TCATGTGTCTACGCTCCAGTTCCGACTAACAGTCGGCGTGTGTGGTGTGGCTGTGGCCTTTGCCACGGCCCGGTGGGTCCATTGCTCGCGTCTTTCCTCGTTGCGGAAAAGTGATTCAGGTAGTTGGTAGGCGCGTGTCGCCATATGGTGAGGCGAGCTTCTCACGGCTTTGAGAACCTGTCTGAACAGCACCAGCGGGTCTGACCCGTTCTTGGATAGCTGTTCGTTGTAGAGTGCGGTTAGCGCGGACGCTCTTTTCGCTGTCAGCCTGGGATGGGGCGGCTTGGGACTCAGTTCCTCCAGATAGATCTCCCACAGCGCGTCTACTTGTTTTTTATTTACTGCTTTTACTGTATTACTTTTGTTCTGCATCTGTTCTGCATCTGTTCCAAGCTCCTTCTCCCGATAGCTCGCAAAGTCTTGGTACGACTGATAATTCACCACGCGCAGATGTGTTCCAAGTGTCGATGAGTTAGACAGGATCTCTATGCGAGCGTCAGCCTCGAGAGTGTTCAGCATCCCAGATATTCTGCTGGGTGACCAGACGACCAGCTTGTTGTTGCCCGTATAGGCGCAGTCCTCACCGATCCGGCGCAGCGACCGCAGGAACTCGCCTTTCCTGACCGTGACCTTGGTCGCGCCACGCGAGTAGGTGTATTCCCTGTCGCCAAAATTAGATTTGCAGATTAGGTAGATCCACAGCCGAACCAAGTCGCTGTTCATGCGCCAGATGTTGTTGTCGAGGAGATCACGGGCCAGCAAAACGAAGCCGCTCATGGGGCAAAAGCTGTTTCGATGACGCCATGCTCGACCAGCCAATCGAAAACGTCGCGAACGTCCCACGCGACGAGATAGGGGACGTTCATGCGTTCGCATTCTGCCTGAAAGGCCACCTGGGAATCGCGCAACTTACCGCCCGGTGCCTTCACCTCAATGAAGAAAAACGGGAGTTCAGGTCCGGTTCCAAAAACGAGGAGATCTGGAATTCCCGGTGACATCCTCGTCCCGCCGCGAGAAGAACGATACCCTTGTTCGGTAGAGTACACGGCATGGCCGATTAGCTTAAGGAAGTCAGTGATCTCCCTTGAGATTTTGGCCTCGCGCCTAGCCCTCGCCATGATGATTCGGGTATTGCTCGTAGAGCTTCTGGAGGCACACCACAATGTGCTCGTCCGCTTTGTCGAGTGCTTCCCGTGCAGCGCTTAGTGCGGCCTTAGAGCCGTTCTGGAGCAGCGCAGGGGGTACTCGTCCGAGTCGGTCGTAGGCCCGCCGCACCTCGTCTTGTGTGGTCCCGATCTCGGTCGTCAGCCGGGGCAGCAACTGACCAACGAGCGCCTCGAGGTCAGAAGGGGAGGCCATCGTCGGCTCCCCCCTTCGCGGCTTCCTTTCTCGGTTGCGGCTTCCAGCTATCGACCTGGGCGTACCACTTTTTGTTGCCTTCCTCGTCTTCCTTGAAGCCTTCCTTGATGTCCAGCCTCACCCACTCTTCTGTGTCCTTTTCGCGCAGCCATGCGAGGAAGTCTGCGCGCTTGATAGCGATGCGGCCCTTGACGAAATCGGGGGCAGTGGCTCGGGGGCGTGACACATACAGACCTGTCGGGAACTCTTTTTCATCTGGCATTCTCTTTTCCTATCTGAGGTTCAACTGACAAAGGTTCAGACCCGCTCAAGCTCGCGCTCAAGGTGTCGGATGGCGGCTTCCGCACGGTCGAGCGGGCCACCGTTACGGACGATTTCGCGGCCCAGGCGCTGCGTCTTGGGGTCTATGCCACCGTCCTGCTCGCAAGCGTCCAGAAGCCCCAGGAGCGTGGCTAGCGTCCTAAGACCGGCCTCGTTCTCCGTAGCGCCCCGCTTTTTCTTGGCGGCTGGCTTTCTCGCCGCGCTCGCTGGCTTCGGCCCGACTGCGGCGTTCCCGTCGTCGTCGTCAGCGATCAGCGCCATGAGCGAACTCGCGCAGCCTCGACGCAAATAGGTGTACCCCGACATGGCACCATGTGGGTCTTGCTTCGTTATGGGGATCGACGCCACGGGGCCTTGCAGCCATTCACCGCTCTCATGGACGAGCACCGTCGTCATCGTGACGATACCGTTCTCGTAGCCGGGGTACTGCACCATCGCGAGCCCGTGGGCTGCAAGTGCGGGCTTGATCACGCCCAGCACCGAAGTCAGGTCGGCGTAGGATGAGCCGTAGTGGGGATTGGTAGACGCCTTGACGGCTGTCTCAACATCTTCCTGTGCCTTGACCAGAGCCGCAGACACCTGTCCGATTTCTTCGCTCATGGCGATCATCAGTCGGCCTCCCCTGCTGCCTCGCCAACATCATGCGCGGCGTCGAGGTAGTCTTGGACCGCGCCAGCGTTCGCGGTGCGGATGAGGTCGGCACCCTCGGGCAGTGCGCGCCACTCCCGCTTCTCACCTGAGTCTAGCCACGCCATCACTTTTTCGGGCGAGCCGTATGCCAGCGCCGGTAGGTGTTTCTGGACATAGCGCAGGATCTCGGGGAGGGACGACAAGCTGGTAGGCGAGGCCAGACGCAGTGCGATGTGCAAATTATTGCTCAACAGTGCGGTGAGGAAGCCGCCCGGTTGAATATGGTTTTGGGAATACCGACTCAGCGCGGCAAGGAGACGGGCCGGGATTTCGGTTGTGGTGCCGATGATCGTCGTAGACGGTCGCCTTGAGGCGGGTATCGGTGGCGGCGGTGTGACCTCCTCTTCGGGCTCGCTGACCGCTTCCTCGACACCCACAAGCTCTGCGACTACGGCGGCGACCTTCTTTTTGCGCGGGCGACGGCCTACATCGCTTGTGCTGATTTCGGGTGCGTCCCCGGCGATGAGTGCCGCTATGCGCTGCTGTATCTTGGGCAGTTCCAGCATCGCGTCGGCTTTCGCTTCCATACCGTTCGTGCTGTAGTTCTCCAGTTTGTAGCCTGCTGCCTTAAACGCGAAGATCGCGGTGCGTCCCAGAGCCCTCGAGCGACAGAACCTTTCCTGCTTCGGCGTCAACCGGAATGCCCAGCCGCCGCTCCCGCCATCGCTGCGGATTTCATCGAATCGGTCGGTCGCTGGGGCCGTGGTGGTGGTGCCGAGATCGGTGCGAAACTTGGCGATGCGGTCGCGAATTTTTTGTTGGCGCATCAGAGCTACGGCGGCAGAATCGGCGGCAGAGGCGAGGGGCGACCTCATCGTGTAGCTGGCGGCGTATGCTTCCGCTTTGGTTTTGCCCTCCGCTACCAGACGGCAAAATGCCTGTTGGCGGGTGGAAAGGCGCAAGTCGAGTTCCTTCCCGGTCAGCTTCGCTCGACGCCGTTTGTACGCCGCCAGATCCTCGGTGAGCGTGGTCAGCGATTGGATGGCGGGCTCGGGCTCGGGTGCCTGCTCGGGCTCGGTGGGTTCGGCCACGACTGCGTCGTCCACGCTGATTGCTGTCAGAGCGTCTGTCAACGCAGGCAGGATTTCACCGAAAAGCTTCGTGAGCAGGCGCTTAACCTTGGTCGGGTCCATCGTCGGACTCCTTGGTGGTGGGTGCGTCGAGAATGCGCCATTCATCCAGCAGTGATATTCGCACGACTCGGGGGATCGGATTTGTGCCCCGCAGCCAGCGATAGAGGGTGTTTGGCGCTCGAGGGAATCCTATCTGCTGGGCGTATGCGCTCACACTCAAGCCGGATGCCGCGATCTTTTCCCGCAGCTTGATTATGGCCCAGCGATGTGGCGCGTCTTCCGGCGGCGGGCTAAACGTCATTGTCAGGTCCGGTAGGTGCGAGGTGGTCTACCAGCGAGTCCGCATGGAGCCGCTGCGAAACCCACGCTTTCCAGGTCGGTCGGTTCGGCGGCTCGTCTGCTACTTCGATGGCCCGATGGTCAGCGGTCGCTGTCCAGCGCCGGAATAGATCGGCGGCTGCGGCCTCGGCGCTCCCCATATCGGGCCACCGTACCGCGTTGCTATTCCAGATTCCACTGACGAGCACTTCTGCTTTAAACGACATGATCGCGCCTTTTTTAGTAGGACTTCCAGAGTTCAATGTACGGGGGGTCCATACCGATGGCAAGGCCAGTAGCCTCTTTTTCGTGTCAGGTATGACTTTTCCCCTTGTTTCGCCATCAGTCAATTCGCCTCATGGTGTCACCTCCCTGGTAGTGGTGTCCTGTAGCTCCCAGCGCATCCCCACGCCGTCACAGTGGGGGACGATTCGCGCCAGGTCGATGCGTCGTCTGTAGCCCGCGCCGAGCACGGCCCCGCACTCGCAGCGGCACTCCCAGAGCTTCTTGGGTTGGAGCCGTTTCGCCGCCTCCCGCGCAAACATCTCTTCCAATCGTTTGTTCTGTTCGGGAGAGCCCCCGGCGACCTCAAAAATCACCTTTTTCATGGTGTCACCTCTAGGTAGATGGCGAGGGCCTCGGTCATAAATTCATCTCGCATCGCGTCTAGCACCTGGGCGCGAGCAAGGTAGACCGCCTGCGCGGCCTCGAGAGCGGCGGCTCCCTGCGGGTAATAATCGCGTCCGTGCGGCCACCCTGCCCGCATAGTGGCGATTGCCGACTCCAGCGCCTCGGCGATGTCGGCAATCTGCCCGACCAACTCTTGCCTGCCGGTGCCGTTCAGGTGGACGGTGGGGGGTGTCATTAGGCATCCCTCCCATAATCGCGAGTCTGTCGAGCTTTCTTCAGCGCGTACTTCGACCGCGTGGCCGGACGTTTTCCAGCGGCTGCGGTCCGTGCTCGGGCCTTGCGTTCGATGCTTTTCTTCTGGGCCTTGGATCGTTTTGGCATATGTCCTCCGTGGGGGTGTCTGCCTGCCTGCTGCCTGCCTGCCTGGTGGTGGGGCTCCAGCCCCTGTCTGGCGGTGATGGACCCGCCGGGGAGTCGAACCCCGGCGAGCCGTCCCAGAGCTCTACCGCAGCGAACCGGGCACGATGACGCCGCCCACGACTCGCGCAGAGGCGTACCATGAGTGCGGGGCGGGGTAGTGTGGACCCTCCAACGCTATCTGCCCGTCCGTGGTCGGCGCGAACATGCCGCCGGGTTGCCACGTTTGCACTCGCTCGCCAGCAGATACGGCGCGCTTGAGCGCAGCTTTGCTCGGAAAATTTGTGACCGTATACATTTTCTACCGTCCTATCTGGGGGTGGTGGTGGATCCGCGTCGGGTTCAGCACGGGCAGGGTGAGCGCACGGCGTCGGGTGGGTGTGTGGTGCCCTTTGCCTATGCCG